AATGAAATTTATAAGAAAAATAATAGATAGGTTACTTAATTCAATTGTACCCGTTGAATTCGGCGGTGATATGGCAGAGCACAGAAAGCATACGACTAAGTATGAGGATTTGTGTAAGTAATGACTGTAGAAGCCTTTTTGAAATGGAAGATACTTCCTAGATTTATGATGTTAGCCAGCACAGTAATGTCTTGGCGGTGTGCTGAATGGTTCATGGATTTGCCCGACCCTACAGCGTCACAATCTGCTTTCGTAAGCGTAGTAATGGGCGTGATGACGGGTGTCTTTGGAATTTGGATGGGACACGAACATAAGGGAGATACAGTAGGTGAAAGCCGCAGCAACAAGACTAAACGAGGCTAGCGAAGTCACTATTCCTTTACGGAATTTGATTAGTATGATTGCGTTTACTGCGGTTAGCGTCTGGGTTTATTTTGGCCTAACCGAACGTATTTCGTTTCTTGAACACAACCTAGAATTGACTATGCAAGAAGTTGAAGAAAATGACGACTGGATTGATAAGTTTGAGCCACCTAAATCTGTACAAGATACAGTGGGTAGAGTTCACGAACTAGAAATAGAACTGGCCAAACTGAAGCTGCGGATAGATGTTTTGCATGACTAAAAAAAGTCCTTGTGTAGGGATTTGCGTTCTGGATAAAGAGCGCATCAGATGTATCGGCTGTGGCCGAACTATGGATGAGATTATTAACTGGGGTAAAACTAAATGAAGTACGATAGAGCACATTACATTGAAAAGCTGATAAAGCACGAAGGCATTGTACTGAACGTATATAAAGATTCCCTAGGAATTGATACTATTGGTATCGGCAGGAACTTGGAAGACCGTGGCATTACTAAGGAAGAGCTAGACGATTTAGATATTCCTAACATGGACCACATATATGAATATGGCATAACTGAGACTGATGCAGTTTATTTAGCCACCAATGATATTGAGATTGTTGAAGAAGAGCTATGCCGAGCCCATAGCTGCATAGAAGACTTAGATGCTGTACGACAGCTAGTCGTAATGGACATGGCCTTTAACATGGGTGTGCCCCGTCTTTGCAAATTTAAGAAGATGTGGGCGGCTATTCATGACGGTGATTACAATACCGCAGCTGTAGAAATGCTGGATTCACGTTGGGCTACACAAGTTGGCACACGTGCGATTAAATTGTCTAAAGCTATGGAAGAGGGCAAATTTTCAAATGATTGACTTTATTGTCGGTAAAGCTAAAGATATAGTATCTGAACGACGTCAAAAGCTTGGTACAGAAAAAAACTCAAAAAAATCTACTAAAGAAAACGAGTATTCTATTGCCCAGTTGCCAGAAGCATATCCAATTATTAATCCCGATACCGGCAGAAAAACCCCCGTCAACTTTCACAAAAGTTTCCTTACAACAGCTAAAAAATATTATGAAGAAAGAGGAATAAAAGTACCCAAACACATTAATCCAGATGACGTACAAGGATATGTAAAACATGTTACATCTGCAAAGAAACGTGGCGGAACAAACCTTCGTAAGCGGAAGCCTACACCATCTATTATGGAATTGCCCACTGTTGGCAAGAGAAATTAATCAGCTGATGCATCCTATAGAAGCTGACATACGGAAGTGGTCGCATGAATTTCTTGAAGTACCTAATGAGAAACTTAATGGACTACCACCGTGCCCCTACGCAAAACAGGCATGGCTAGACAACAAAGTTGTATTTAGTATAAATACAGGGCTTGATGGACTAGCTAAAGAGGTTGCAGATTTTTATGAACACGACTATGATATAGTTGTGTGGGCAAACGAAGTCCTACCAGATGTAGAATATCTAGATGGTTGGTGTGATGGCGCAAACGAAGCCTTATCAATTGCAGGTAAAGATATTCACCTAATGGTGTTTCATCCAGATTACGATGCTGAAAAAGCGGGTTTGGATTTTTTGATTGACGACAATGTAGTAGACCCTGGCCTAGACTACTGCATGGTATTTGTGCAAAGGCTATCTACCCTAGACGACGCAGCATTAAGTCTGGAGAAGTCTGGGTATTATAAACACTTTCCTACGGATGTGTATGAATCACTAGTAATAGAGAGAAGGAAATTACGTGATGAAGGGCAAAACTAAAATGGCAAAGAAGATGATGCGCGGCGGTACAGTTGCTAAAAAGAAAATGGCTGGCGGCGGCATGGCTAAAATGGCCAAAAAGAAAATGATGCGTGGCGGCGTAGCTAAGAAAATGATGCGCGGCGGTATGGCAAAAAAGAAATGAGGAAAAAACTTGTTTACTATTTTGCAATAGCATTACTTAATATTGGTAAGCCTTTTACCTGTATCGGTAACTGGTTCTGGAAAAAACATAGAGATGTGCTAGATTGGACTAAGTAATGCCACCACGTAATCACAAAGATTGGACTAAAGAACCTAAAGTTGAATATATTAATTCACTAATCTACTCCGACCAGTCTTTATATGAGCAGGAAGTAGAAAATATATTCTCCAAAGTGTGGGTTCCATGCTTTCATAAAAGCGAACTTCCTAACGCCGGCAACTTCAGAACTGGTCAAATAGCAGGGCAGAATATCCTTGCTTATAATACCGGAACGGAAATTAGAGCTTATCGTAACTACACCGTAATGGAACCTTCTGGTACCTTTGCAGCTCCTGTAGTTACATCTGAGCCTAGGTTATATTGCGAGGTAAAGCATGGTGGTATGGTTTGGATTACTTTAGACCCCAATCCCACCATGTCAGTGGAGGAATGGACCTGCGGTGCTTTTGATTGTATTGCTGACGCGATTGATACGGAAGAAATGGAAGTCTTTCACTACCACAAAGCCGTAATAGATACTAACTACAAGCTGTGGCACGATACCAACAGCGAGTTTTACCATGACTTCATGCATTACTTCAATCGTGTGTCAGGATTTAACGATGAGTATTTCGCTAGAAAGAATATTCCTTTCGATAATGGTCACGTTAACGTCAGTAGCTTTACTGTTAACTATGAAGAGTATGACGGATTTGAAGATAGGGGTGAGCTATCTTTTCCCAATCTGCCACCAAACCAGTGGTACATGGTGGACTTATTCCCCGGTTATAACTTTAACCTACGGGGTAGTGCCTATCGTAGTGACAGCGTAACACCACTAGGGCCAAACAAAGTACTGATTGAGTTCCGTGGATACGGCTTAATGAAAGACACCCCAGAAGAAAGACATACACGTATTAAGCATCATAACTCTATCTGGGGACCGTTCGGTAGGAACTTACACGAAGATTTGATTGGCGTGGCTGGCCAAGGTACAACAATGCGTGAAGGTACAGAACCTCGTAACATCCTACACGGAAGACACGAGAATGGTACAATACACGATGAAGTAGGTATGCGTCACTATTACGCTGAGTGGAGCAAGTGGATGGGCGTAGAAGCAAGTAGCCCATGTCAATTGGCGGCGTAGTAATGTTCTGTGTCGCTGTTGCGAACTCTTCGGGGGTGAGCATAGTTGTACATGATACCCATAAATGGCTATCCCTTTGTCACGTAGCTGTAACTGAACACGGATTTGATAATCCTGATGCAAATTGCTTTTGCGTTAAAATGGATAAAGAAAAAAAGTGATTGTATTTGTATTGTACGTGTACTTGGGTGCCAATGTAATAGACCAAACACAAAAGTTTGTAGACATGGATAGATGCCTATACTTTGCTGAAAGGTTGTCCAGACAACAGGCGGTTCCAGCGGGTGGTGGTAAAAGAAAAAAAATAACTGCAGTATGTAGACCACAACCCAAGTAGGAACCCCTAGCCATGATTGCCGAAACTCTAGCAGGAATAGCATTGGTAAAAAGTGCTGTGGACGGCATTAAATCTGCAATCGGCACTGCTAATGATATAAGTGATATTGCTGGTCATATAGATAACCTATTTGCTGGCGAAAAACAAGTACAACAAGAACGTGCTAAAAAAGCTGGTGTAGGTATATCAGACCAGTTTGGCGTAAACAATGTAGCACGTGATGTTATTGATGCCAAGATTGCCGCAGAAAAGCTCCAAGAAGTAGCCACTATGGTAGACATGAGATTTGGCCATGGCACATGGAAAGGCATCTTAGCTGAGAGGCAGAAGCGAATACAAGAAGCTAGAGAAGCAGCGGCTAAAGCCAGACGAGAAGCTCAACGAGCACACGATGAAATGATGGAAAATGTAAGGACGACTGCTTTAGTCAGTGCCGTAATGGGCGCCGCCATAGGTCTTTTATTTTTAGCAATTGCTATTTTACCTAAATAATTCAACAGAGGGCAACGGATGACCAAGCGTAATTACAGAGCTGAGTATGATAAATACCATGCAAAGCCAAAGCAAAAGAAACGACGGGCATCTCGTAATGCGGCTAGAGCCATTATGGCTAAAAAGGGCAAGGTTACTAAGGGTGACGGTAAAGACGTACACCATAGTACTGGCAACCCCATGAATAACAAAAGACTAGCTGTTAAATCTCGTAGCGCAAACCGTTCTTTTGCGCGAACTAAATCAGGAAAAAAGGTGAACCCCCGTGCCTAAACAACTTACAGAATTGCAAAATAACTTCTTAGATGCCCTATTTGGCGAAGCTAAAGGTAGTTATGCTAAAGCTATGCGTTTAGCTGGGTACTCGACAAGTACTAATCCTTATGCTATAATACAAGCATTACGTACAGAAATTATAGAACGTGCTGAATTAGAGATGGCAGCTAACGCGCCGAAAGCCGTTTTATCAATGGTCGGTGTCATTGATGACCCGTCAGCCGTAGGTAATAGAGAAAAACTAGCCGCTTCTCAACAAGTGTTGGATAGAGTTGGTCTTTCTAAAGTAGAAAAACTAAACGTTTCTTCAGATAAACCAATTGGGGTATTTATTTTACCAGCAAAAGATGATGACACTAGCTCAGAAATTGAATCCAACTGAACGATACGAAAGAACTAATGGCCCCAGAGTACCGTGGGGGTACAAGAGGTCAGAACATGACCGCCAGCTCCTAGAGCCCGTTAATGAGCAATTAGAGGCGCTGGAGCAGGGTCTAGACTACTTGAAGGCATCATCCTACCCAGAAGTAGCAAGATGGCTTACAGAGTACACAGGGCGCTCT